CTCCGAGGACTTGCTAAAAACAGAGCTTGCGCTGTAGTTTTTCAAGCAAAGTGATACGAGTTCCCGTGAATCCATCTATAGGTAGGGAAACCTTAGAATTACTAGGGATCACCGAGTATAGATTAGTACCCATCAATCCGTACATTTCTGCAAAGAGTGGAAGGTATTTGGATACTAGAGCTGCTGATCTCTGGTCGAGATCAGGTAATTTTGAACCATCCCAAAACTGGGAAGATTCTCTGTTACTAGTATTCTTATTTGATTTCATAAAGAAATCATTAAGTTTACGGTCATAGCTCATAAGGAAGGTACTGGTGTCTTCGCCATACAAGGTCAAGTATTTTTCTACTCGATCTTGCAAGGGAATGCCATTTGGATTACAACCGATACCACCGAGAAAATCCGGTATATCGTAAATGGCCTTCGCAACTTTACGTTGCTGAGGACGCAGTAGTCGCATCGCACGCAATCCCAATAGTTTGATGACATCAATGAAGTTGTCATCAGACATCTGACGCCATTTCAACTGGTGTTCAACTGTATCTTTCGATATAAGTTTACCACCAAACTCCGCAATTTTACGCGAAGTAATTGATTTAGCTTCAGATATTGGACACTGTAAAATTCTTAAAGTGTTCAAATATTTGGATGCCAAACTATCAGACATGATAATTACATCATCTCCAAGAACGAAAAACTCATTGTTATGAGTATAATCGTTTAAGAAGAAAAGTAACATACCATGTGTTAGGGCAAAAGAACCAAAAGATGGGAATAAACCCAAAGGTTGGCCTTTAGTCCATTTGATAGTCTCTTTTCCAAAAACCCAATTCGATTTCGACAAATCTTCGAATAGGTCAACATAATCTCTTATGTTGGGATAAAGAGAATGCAAAAGATCCAACTGAAGCGACAGAGGAAAATAATCTGTTGCCCCAGACAAATCTATGCAATGGCAGCGTGATTCTGCTTGCAAGTGTCTTTGTACAACTGGAATTGCTTTTTCCTGATTGAAGGTGCAGTCCCAAGGCAATTGTTGCACTGTCTTGTAGATAGCATCACCAAGAGGTTTTAAAGCAATTTGATAGACCCTATTAGGGTTAGCTACAGCACGAAGCTTATAGCCAGGCTCTTGAATGAGCCCTATCTTACCAACAGCATCTACCATTTCTGGTGGATCATTCCAACAACCATCCCCTTTTGTCATGCCACAAAAACCGGCAAAGACTTTAGAGAATATTGAGGAATATTTGGTACGTAAGTACCTACCTGTTGGTGTATAGTTAATGGTTTCCCATTGACTATACCAGTGTGTATCCTCAGCTGCAGTCTTCCCCGATATTAGAGGAATTCTGCGACTAGGAGAGGGCACATATGAAATGAAGGATTGTTGATGTCTTTCGACAAGAAACGGTCCTTCAATATGTGGTATACCTCCAACGACACCGTTGCGGATAAAGTCAGGAATGACAATATCCTCGCTAGTCACCCCATCAACAAATTTCCTGAGTTGTTCTTCAGTAACTGTTGGTGAGATATATCTGGTATAAGCACGAAGCAAAACACTACAAGAGAAACGTTTCCGTTTATTCTGTAGTGCTAGCCTAAAGATGTGAGAAATCACACCTTTTGGTAAACCAAGATGATTTTTGGAATACCAGGTGCCGGTTAAGGGCATACCAGCCCTATACCTAACAAAGTCTGTATAAATGGTTTTGCACCGTTTAACAGTCCAAGCCAGACCATGATTAGCGATCCATTTCTCTAATAGGATTTGGTACTCCTTAACAAGAGATTTGGGTAACGACAGAGCAGCAAAGTAAGAAGCAAGATCCTCAGACGTGTGTGAATACATGCGTCCTCTTTCTGGCACTAAGCCATAAAGTTAAGCATCACGAAGGATCTAGCGACCTGCTAGACTACTAGAGTCAGTACCACTAGTCACACAAGGTAACTTAGACCTGTTCACCTTCAGGGATATTCACTTGCCCAAGCAAGAACTCAATGTCAACATCCCAGTCCTGTTCAAGGACGCATAATGCCTCTAAAGATAAATCACGTTTAATCTGACGACGCTTTATGCATGCATCAAGAGATGTACGGAGAGTTCCCTCGGGAAGTGATCCGACTGTCTTGACCAAAGCATTAAGTTGAGTCAGTTGGGACGTAATATCCATCGATTTATAATACATCGATTGAGAGGATATGGTTGCTGCAGTGAGTAAAGCTCTTGCATGATTCATGTCAATCTCCTTAGGTGAGGGTCAAGTTCGCCTTATGCGGCT